GAAAACAGTATGTGTCAACTCCTCATTTATTTTAAAGAGGGTGATCGAGATGTAACTGTGACGTCTGACAGTGGTGTTAATCTTGGGGGCGATGTTTTTTGCTTCCCAAGGCATTATTGGATACGTGTTAAACAAGTTGTTGAAGTAAAAGAAGCATTTCGTATTAGAATCGTATGGCCGTCTAGGCGCAGTTTAAGATATAGTGATATTTATATGGATACAGTTGTTGAATACCCATTAGAAAAAATGTGGAAACATAATCAAGATCTTGTGTTTCTTCGTATTAAGAATATTAATACTGGGAAAAATATTGCAAAGAAATTTCGTAGTATTGGGGATCATCCTGGTCTTTATGATTCTTTTTTGTATGGAATACGATCTTTTAAACATAAATGTATTCAACAATGTGTGCATGGTGTTAATGGAGAACATTGCAAGATAGAAAAACTTCAAATTTCTCATCTGCGTATGTCCTCGCCCATGGATCCAGAAGTTACACCCGACCTGCTTTCATATGAAATGTCAAAATTTACCATTGATAAAGTTGATTTAAATTTGCCTTATGGCAAAATCACAATTCAAAATTTTTTTAAATATAGTGATTGTCAAACCATTGCTGGTGACTGTGGTATGTTGCTGTTTCACAATGATTCGTCAGTTAGTGGCAAGATATTGGGAATGCATGTTGCAGGTAATGCAACTGTTAGAGAGGGTGTAGCCTGTCCTATATTTAAGGAAGATGTCGATGATATTTTATTGTATTTTAAAACAGATTTCCAGCAAGATGAGTCGCATTATGTGCATAATGAATTGCCATCTTCTGGTTTTGGTGCTGAAGCTTGTGATGTGGATTTGTTTTTAGAAGGGCGGACTGCTACCTTTGTTAATGACAAAGGAAAAGTCCAAAATTTTAAAGTCAATATGCCTTCAAAAACTAAGTTAGAAAGGAGTTTGGTTTTTGATATGATGGAAAAGGATTTTGGCCCCCATAAATATGAGCCAGCTCATATTACTAAAGTGACTATTAATGGTATCGTTCATAGTCCTATGCTCATAGCTTTATCTAAATTGACACATTGCACGTCTATGGTGCCGAATTTTTTGTTTAAGAAAATTAAACAACATACTGTTTCGAGCATTATGTCGTGGCATAGTCCTTGGTTAGTGCAGGATAAGTTTGTGCTAAGTGTTGAGGATGCTCTTAATGGTTTTTCAGGATTGCGACCTATTGATGTTACTACATCAGCAGGTTTTCCCTTTATTAAATTAGCAGGAGTCCCTAGTAAGGTTCCTTGGGTTATTGTAGAAGAGTTAAGAAATAAGCAAAAGATTTTACGACCTTCTGAAGCTTTGATGGTTCATGTGAACGATCGAATAACGAAAGCTAAACTTGGAGTTATTGCTCCTACTTTCTTTGTGGACACTTTAAAAGATGAGACTCGGCTTATTGAGAAAGTTAATAATGTTAAAACACGAGTCTTTCAAGTTGGGCCGTTCGATTTAACTGTCGTTCTTCGTATGTATTTTGGTTTATTTATGGCACATTGTCAAAATACGCCAATTGCAGGAGAGATGGCTATTGGTATAAATCCCGATTCTATGCAATGGACTCTTTTAAAATATAAATTAGATGAA